CTTTGCTATACAGATATTTGCGGTATGACGTCAAAATATTTCTTGGCATGTGCAAATATTTTTGCTAACTTATTTATAGAATAGTTAAGGGGTTGGTCAAATGTCTGAAATGGCTAGAGTAGTTGTTGATAACGGTCGAGTATATATTATAGACTCTCACGATTATTTGAACTCTAATGTATATGATGTTTATGAATATGTCGCGAATAAAGTTTATAATTTGATTGGCGTAGAACATTCCGCGAATGTAATTACGGTATATGTTAGCGTTGGGTTTGATTCTTGTTATTTGAAAGAGCTTATAGATGAACTTTTTCATTATCTTCCTCATAACGTGCATTTTTATCAGCTTCTTAAAGATACCGTTTAACATCCCAATGGTCGCGCGATCTGCTAGCACAATACGCGTTTGCGTCTGCTTTTCGCGTTGGTCCCTTAACGGTTCCGTTAGAACCTCCTCCATGCCCGTATAATTCATTATACCCCGTATACATTTCGACATGTTTAGAATTGTCTCTACTGCCGCGCCAAAATATAACTAGATCACCAAGTTGCATAGAGCCTAACGGAAGGGTAGCCCCCTGTCCCGTTCTGATTCTCGTACCCTTATCAATCATCGAACCTGTCCAGGTTCCAACATCAATACCGCATGCGTCTTGATACGCGCGCCAAATGGTGCTAGAGCAGTCACCATATCCGCTAGCTAAGGGGTCTAATCTACCCCCGCCTTGCCCGTACGCAAATCTACCTTCCCAACTCTTATACAGGTCTACAACTGCTTGCTGACCTTCTGAACCGCTCGCGCTACCGCTTCCTGTTTGCGATCCTGGATTAACCGCACCGCTCACATTTTCCGACGGAGTGTAAAGGTTTGGAGCAGATTTAACGAAAACTAACCCGTTTTGAAAGCCGCCTGTGCCGTACGCTATCAAATAGTTGTTATATTCCTGAATATAGCTAATCGCGCTTGATGGTTGCCCTTGCGTAGCGGTATCTCCGCCCATTTCTAAGTCTTTTACTTGACCAAAATCAGGCGGTGCGCTCTCTCCGTCCCAACTGTTCAGCATACTAAACGCGGTATTATAACGATTAGTATACCGCCCTAATATGCGGTTATTAAGGCAACACGCGTGCAACGTTGCTAGCGTAGCTGTGCCACTCGCTACGCGCGCGACCTCTCCCGCTCGTTTGGGTGACTGATGGTACATGCACATGGCATACACAAACGTCTGCGGTCTATCGAGTGAGAACCCTAGAGCTTCTAACTTAGGCGTGTATGTGTCAAAATCTTGATACCATTTTTGTTGCTGTATAGCGTGATTTTCTGCTCGTTTAGCCATTTCAACCCACGCGTAGGCTTCGGCGTCGGTTAAATAGCGACTCGTCCACCAGTCCCACGAATCGCCGTGAGCGTCAACATCAGCGGCTAGTTGTGGTGCGGCAGATGTAAAAGTGGCGTACCCGTCGGGGTCACCACTTTTACACATGCGGAGCAAATTAGACGCGTTTTGTCCGTAGTTCTGCATCATGCCTATAGTGATTGGGTCTACTCTGTACACCCCTGTCCAGTCGTGATCTGATTCAACTTTACCGATCACGTACATAGCGTATAGGCGTGTGTTAGCTGTTGTCGGCATTATCAGGGTATACGGGGTCGATATTAAGCTGTGTGGTTGTCATTTTGCTTTGCAAGAATACGTAAAAAATACTATCGGTAATAGTCCAGTCATTACCCGTATTGTTGATTAGCAAGTACACAACTCCGTCGCTTCCAAGGGCAATTGCTCCGCTGCCGTAATACGTGCGTGCTTCGTTTGTGGCTAAGAAACTAATATACGCGCCGCGGTACGTCATACCCTTTTCAATTTCGATATTAAATGGTGTTGAAATAGGAATACCGTACGCGTTAGGCGTAATTCCGGGAATCTGTGTAACTGGATAAGTGCCTGGCTTGCTAGTTAGTGAGCCTGCTGTGAAGAAATATGAACCGTTATCGGCTACCCAGGTGGCAATGTTGTATCGGCTCAAGAATGTAGGCAAGGCAGGAGCGGGGATAAGGGTATAACTGCCGTTTAACTGTTGTTTAACAATATCATCACGCAATACGCCAACATTTTTAGTCAACGTCTGCACATTCATGTTAACGCTCGAAAGCCCCGCGTCTATCTTAGTATTGGTAGCTTCAAGATTAGTATTGGTAGCTTCAAGATTAGTATTCAACGTTGCGATCTTATTAGCGTTTTCTGTCTCCGCATTAGCGATAGTTTTTAGAGCCGCGTCAATCTGCTGTGCCAGCTGATTAAAATCGTTAATCAGCGAAAACTTTTCGTTCGGGTCAAGTTCGATAAAACCGTAGTTATCAGTAGCCATTAGACTAACTCCTTTACTGTGCGATCGGCATATATGCCGCCTGCTTTTCGAACCACGCTAGCGTGTTAGCGTCAACTGTTATCATACCACTAATAGCAGCTATTAGCACGTCAACTTGTATATACGTGTTCAAAGAAAATGTCGCGTCTACGGTCTCGTAATCGTCATTAACGTAGTAGGTCTGCACCTGCTCATACGTTGCGCCGTATGGGCGAGCAACATCATATAACGCGCGGTCGATACGCTCACCCGTTGCAATTAGCCCCGTAATGGGGTTAATCCATAGCGCCTTACCCGCTACTATGTTGTTGATCTGCTCTTGAAGATCAGCTATCTTATTGGTTAGTTGCTGACCTAACGCGGCAATCTGCGCGTCGGTGTAGTTCTGCTGATTAGCATCACCTTCGCTTATAGCCCCCATCAACTCGGCGCGAAGGTCGTTTAACTGTGTGGTCAGTTCGTCGGTGTTGATACCGAAGTCGTTAAGATACGCGATAGCGTTGTATAACCAGTTGATCTGATCTTGCTGTCTGATAAGATACTTCCACGACGGCGGCACGGGATATTGGTAACCCTGATAAGCGAAATCAAAATCTGAAATACTTTTAATAATCGGCATAAAATCACCACATTTGATAGAAACACGGTTCTAACAGGGTAAAAAGCACGTTTAGAGCATTGTTAATACCGTTCAACCATTCCGCTACTACGGTCGCGCTCGTGCCTTGTTTACCTTTCGCCGTGTTCTTGGTCGTTCCGTTCGCAGTATCTGCGGTTTGCGTGTCGCGCGTGCTCTCCGCTTCGGTTAGGTTTGTCGCGTAGTCTTCATAATCTGATAGTTGCGTTTGCGGCGTATTAGACACCAAAGTTTTAACCGATTCCCCGCCCGTATTCTTCGATACGTTCTCGGTCGTGTTCGTTCCGCTGGATACCTGTAAATACGAGTATAACCCATCCGCGCCATCTACGCTAGATAATTCAACGAATATAGGGTTAACCGTCGGCATGATCTCACGCATCGTTCTATTTAGATAGAAAATGAACGCGTCGGGCGTTTCCTGACCGATCTGACGATAACGAAAGTGGTCTATGATGCGTTCGTTCAACCATTCCCGTTTAGACTCGTCCCATATAGGGTAATCGCTTAGCCCTAGATCATAACCATATAGGCGGATTATGCTATCAACGTCTGGCGGCGTATCAGTCACCAACATAACTAGACTCCTTGTAATCCTCTAACGGGGTCATATCACCGTCTGACTCCCGCAGATGCGGCGCACCCCATTTCACATTTATTTCAATACCCCAAAGATTAAAAGCCTGTTCGCAGAACTGTTTACGAGCTGCCAGCCGAGAACGGCGTAGCAGTAGAATCTGCTCTTGATTCGAAGTAGCTTCTGCGTCTATCATGCGTTCTTTCTTTTCGGTGTTAGAATTATCAACGCCCAGGAAGGTTAGCGCATCGTAGAGAATCTGCTTTTTAGTGTCTTGCAAATCTTTAGCGACGTAGGGCGCGGCGGTTGTCAACACGTCAATATCAATAATACCGCCAGCGCTAGGTGGGGTCTTGATAGTCTGCTCGTTCTTCTCTAGCGCTTTGATTGTAGCGTTACCCGCTAGTTTTGCCTGTTCAGGATAGCGAAGAATAAATGGTGTTCGTTGTGCGCCTACATTCACATCTATAACGCGATCGATCGTAGCCAGACGTTTAGCGTAGTGTTTGATACGCGTATAGACGGGGTAACGTAGCAGTGAATCGAACAACATAACCGCGTCGCGTTCGTGGATACACGGCAAATAGTCGTTTAATTCGCTATCCCATTCTTGGGACACCCACGACTCACAATGCCGCCGCCAGGTCTGACCCGAAGGAGCGCAGAGAAGAATCTCGTTAGGATTATAGTACATGTTGATATTGGACGCGGGTGAAGCCTGCGCAAACAGGAATCCGCCCCATTCTTTGAACATCGCGCCCATTCCAAAATGAAGCATTATATATTCGATTGCGCGCGGGTCTATTCCTGCGGGGATTCCTTCCCACTCGAAAGCGGAAATAGCCAACGATTCGAGGTAATTTAACCAGAAAAGATACTGCTCGTGATTGTACACCTCGGCTTTTCCGTAAAGTTGGCGCAGGTAGTTACGCCCGAACATTTGTTCATCAACGTCTACAAAATCTACGTCTAGCTCTGATTCGTTTATGTGCCTAACCATAGTAACGCCCCTCTAGCGGTATGTTCTGTGCTGGGTCTAATGTTCCAACCTCGTTAGGGTTAGACCAAACGGTAACCCCCTTTTCGAAAATGCCTCGAATGGTGTCTTTTGCCGTTTCGTCGGCTTCTGCGCACGTTAGATAGACCTCTTTCATTTTCCAGTATGTAAAATGATTCATACACATTAAACCTTGCGGAATCTGCATAAACTCATGCACCGCATAACCGAATCTTAGCATATATTCGCCAACCGTGCATAGGTTGTTATAACTGATGGTTCGATAACGAACCAAGAAAGCCCATAGACCGTTAGATAGATTAAAACCGCTGCCGCCACTCTGCCCGATCATAGATGGTTGCGTGAGCGCAGCATCCTGAACTGTTGCGTTGATCGATGCTATAGCCTGTTCATAATCTCCGCGCGCGCTCCATTTAGACAGCTCATAGTTCTGATCGTTGTTAATAGCCTGGTTAGCTTGGTTGCGCTGAAATTGGTCATTGGTAGCAATTAAGTCTATGCCCGTTGACGCTGCCCCCATGAGCGCGCCACCTACGTTTCCGCTTGACAACGAACCTACTGCGCCTAACGCCCCTTTCGCGACGGTAGCCATGTTTTGAGTTCGCATATTCTCCGCATTAACGCCCAGCTGTCGGTTAGCCTGATCGTATCCAACATCGTTAGCCGCGTTAGATTTAGCAAGTGACCAACCTGCGGCGTTATAAGAGTAATTACGCGTTGCGTTGGTTGATGCCAAATAGAGCGTATAATTGTCATTTACGATAGTAAACGTGGGGAAATCACTCATCCAAACCGCAACATCTAGCCAATCTCCTTGACGAACCACGCCATTACCGTCTTTGTCCATCGTTGAGAACGTGTAACTGATCTCGGATGGATTAGCAACACGGCTAGCGCCATAGTTAGCGGGATACATACCTATTTTAAGGTGCGGCGGTGCCGCGCAACTCACACAGTTTAGCTGCACTTGGTTACGCCCCATTAGTTCAGGTTTTAAGACGGTAGCGTTACCGTCGAATCCTGACAACATGACATTAGCGTAGGGGTATGCGTGGAGCTTTCGCAGCGTGCTATAGCGATCAGGTATTGCACTTTCAAAAATAGCACTCATGGTTGAGGGTGACGTATAATATATACCTTCATCAGGCGTTTCACCCAAGAAAAAGGCGGGTGTTCCGTTTAATGATACGGGTTCACCGTCCGTTAATAGTGTGTTGGGAAAAGCGGTAATGCTGATGATACCTTTAGCTACCCACGGGGCAGCCTTTAGGTCGTCCATCAAATCTTCGAAAAAATCAGACGTTAGCATATACACATTACAACCGCTTATGAGTCCGTCAACCTTCTGCCCGTTTGCGGTAGTTAGTGATGGGTTAGTCTTAGTACCCCAATCGGCGGCTAGGTCGGTTGAACTCACGATGATAACGTTAACGCCGCGAACTTTCTGCGGCTGCATGTTGATGAACTCAGTTTTAGCGACGGTATAGGCGTTACCCACGTCCACCCCTTCGGGTACTGTGCAATAGCGACTAAGCCCAACCATATATTCACTGTTATAAGCTGCCTGCACGCCAACATGACCGCGCTCTACGAACGCACGCCCAAACTGGACGTTATAAACGTATGTTTGAAATGCATCAAGCTGTAGGGTTAACAGTGTGGTAGAGGGGTTGAGCATCTGCGCCCCGATGATGAAATAGTGCAACTTCGGCGGTGTTGATTCGTTAGGAACGTCTAACTTCGGGTTTTCAACAACGACGTAGTTATACCTATACGCGGTTGAATAGGGGATATTAACCTTTATTGGCTCGTTAGGTTTGAGATAGGTCATATTTTGAATCGTTATAGACTCGCTTGCTAACGAATTAAAATACGCGTCTCTTGCGTTAGCATCTGTGAACCGCACCACGTCCTTATATGAAGAGTCCCAGACTACCCTACAGAGGGTAGCCTGGGAACGTGGTGCCCAGTTATACGGGGTATTTTCCACGGTAAACTCCTATTCGGTGTCGTCTCCTGAAGGTGGCTCATAGCCTACCTTATTCAACACGAGGTTAGACAATTTAGTGTTGTCCTCGGTCGCGATCGTCGTAACCGTGAGCGTATCGTAGAGCGACATATCAGACACATGCAAAACGTTGTTGCGATCAATATAGGTATGATTGTCTGGCAGAACAACACTTAGACCATCTTCACCGCTCGCCGCTGCGGAAGTCTCAGCAGTCAAAACCATATAGGCATTAGCGTCGGTTGTCTGATCTGAATAGGTTACGGTTGGAGTCAGCATGATCTCTGCGCCATCTTCCAGTACCGCATTGTTAGCTACTGGGGTAGAGAGGGCAGTTGAAACAGCCGTCACGGTCGGACGCGTGTAACCGACGATATTAGTAGCATCTTGGTGAGAGAACAGCAACACGTTACGCATACGTGACGCGCTGTAAACGCCCCAGTGATGATAGTAGTATACCCATTCGAGGGTAGAAGGGTTATAGATGTTGGTAGATTTGATCTTCGTGTCAGTAACGACGTAAAAATCGCGATCGACCAGAGCAGCGTCTGCTCCTGGGATATTGAAATCGTCGATTGTGATCACGCGATCCGCAATGAAATCCGCTTTAGACATGTGATAAGCAGCTGCGAGAACTTCGACGTCGAACGTACCCAAGAACTCGGGAGTAGTGAGCAATACCAGATCATCAGAGGTAGTTTGCATGCCCGCGTTGTTGAATGCCGTATTATAAAAGCCCTTCATCTTTAGATACATCGTACGCAGCAGGGTAGCAACTTGTTTACCAGCGGCTTCCTTGTCGGTCGCCGTCAAGATATTCGGAATATTATAGGTAGGCAGTCCATCATTGGCGTAAACGTTCGCCAGAATATCGCGCATAATTAGGTACTCGTCCCATTCGTCGGACTTTTGCGGCAACGCCAGAAGAGAATTCATAAACGCTGCCAGCTGGCCTTCGTTCAAAAATGCTTCTTCGAGCATATCCTCGTTCAGCTTCATCTCGTATTTGTCGCGACGATTAACGTGATGATAGTATGCTTCAACATCGGGCTTATCAGCATCGAACACGTTGGTGTCATCAGGGTCGTAGGGGTGCGCTTCGAGCAGGTTGGCGCCCAGCTCCTGAACAACTCCGCCGTATGCCATGGCGCCAGTTTTGAGTGGTTTCATCTTGTTTTCAAAGGTATTATCGCGAAATACCGTTAGGCCGATACGTTGGATCAGTACGCTGAAGAACTCATTCCAAAGCACGGGGTCATCTTGCATCAGCGCATAAGTATGCGCCAGGTTGGCCTGTGTGATGACTGGGATACGCTCACGAAACGACACGCTGGCATTGTTACGAACCTTATTCGCAATGGCCGCGTTAGACGCTTTGAAAAGTTTTTGTGGCATTTTTTTACTCCTTATCTTCGAGCAGATCGTCGAACTTCTTATCTTCTTCGCCGAGTTCGTCTTCTGTTGCGTCGAGTTCTCGCTCGGTATGTTCCTCGGTTTTCTTCTCGCCAGTAACAGCGCGCATCAACTCATAGTTATGCGCTGCCGTTTCCTCGTACTTCTTTTTCCATTCAGCAACTTCTGATTCGAGCTCTTCAACGCGCGCATTGAAACCCGCGTTAACAGTCTGGTAGGCGTTGGATACTTCGCCGCGCCATGCGCCCCAGTCCTCGACCTCTTCCATCGCCAGCAATTCGTCAAGCGTCATATTTTACTCCTTTTAACGTTTGGGCGGCGAACCGCGATTTGGTGCGGTGCCGCCCGATATAAATGCGTAGACCGTTTCACAGCGCCGTTCAAAACGGCTGGCTACCGTCGTTTCACGTCCATCCGTAAGGATTGCCCCGAACGCGCAACTACTGACGAACACCGCGATAGGCACTACGCATATGCATTATACCATCTTATTAACGCGCGTTCTAATTTCTGCGTATATTTTTTGCGCGCGTGCAGTATGGCCGTTGCCGAACGCGCCAGCTCGTACCATCTGCGCCACTTCGCGCGCATCCGCATCTAACGCGCTTTTGCCTTGGTACAGTCGGTTGACCTCCTTGCGTACCAGTCTATAGATCGCGTCGCGTCTACGATCGTTACCATTACCGAATTCTCCCAAAATAACCCGCTGCGCGAATCGATCGAAAACGTCGTAATTAGGCACAACCTCTACAGGCGTTCCCTTCGCCCAATCGTCCCATTCTTGGGTAGTGATATATGCTTTGTCCAGATCGAGCAACCCATCATAACCGGCAATGCTCCCTTTGCTCGTATATTGTCGTATCTCGCATATATAGGCCGATTCATTCCACGGGTTAGCTTGCCAGCCAGTTTTTTGGTCGTTGGCGTATTGCGCGATCCATTTACCGCATGAATGTGCGTTAGCTACCGCGTGCGGGTACATGGCTTTGCTAGCGTATATAAATGGTACCACGTCGCATAATTTCAGCCATTCGTTAACGCACTGATTGAGGTATGCGTCGTTACCCCAGGCACTGTTAGTATACGGTTCCCAGTCCAACGCGATTATAGAATTATTCGCGTAAGATTCATACGCGTTATAAAGGTTCATCATTTCTTCAGCAGGTGAGCTTTTACCGTTTATATAATGGTATATGCCTAGTTTTTTCCCACTGTCTAAAGTCGCACGTGCTTGTTTTTCAAACGATGGTGAAACGTATGTTTTTCCCTCGGTAGCTTTTACGATGACGAAATCGCATTCGATCTTAAATATATCTATTTCTTTTTGGTGGTTGGATACGTCAATTCCTCGCATGCTTTGCGCCTTCATACTCGTCCGATTGCTCAAATTCATCTTGTTTCGCGTCGTTTTCTTTTACAAAGCTGAACAGCGCCATAAACCTATTATCAGTTAGTTTAGGGTTTATTTCGCCCAGATTCTCTAGAATAGATATGACTTCGACAAAAGAAACGACAATGATAACTCCGTACGTTAAGGGCACAGGTACCGTGATACCCACAACGACGCAAAAACTTTCTAAGATTATCGCCGTGAAAACTTCGAGATAATAGGCAACCTTGTGCCATAACCCAACGCGGGGGGCGTAAGAATTGAGCTGTCCTCGCATGATGCCTTTAATCAGACCACTACCATAATCTACCAAGATTAACGCCGTCATAAGTATGATCGGAATAACGAACTGCGAATAGTTCATGATCTCCTTCAACTGCTGTAAAATTTCCATATTACCTACTTTCTTACCTACTTTCGTATAGTGAACGGTCTAGGCTCAAGTATAACACCTCCAGGAACGATGCGCGGTACCAACTTTTGAATCGATTCATCGGTATAACGCGCATCAACGGTAGGATCAATGGTTGTATCAGTGGTGAAACCCACCCTGAAATCATCGAAACGCATTACTTTTTTAAGCCCATCGGTCATGCCAGCGCATTTATAAGTATATGAACCTTGATGCTCCGTCGCATAGGTTTTAGGCCTGATGAAAATAGCACGATCAAAATGCTCTTCTACGTCCCAGTAGCCAAGTTCCTTACTGTCTATCTTGATCCCGTCGGGTATATCTTCGTCTAACGCTTTGATCGAGTCTGTATCACTATAAAGGTACCTATCCCCGAACTTCATAGCGGTCTCTATAAGGTATTTTCGAGCATATGCGGTAACGAACGTTGCAACCGGTATATATACAGGATCACGCTCGTCTGGCTCTGATTCCTTGTATTTTACCCTGTCATCATCTAAGTAGGGTATCTTAGATATTTGCTTTATCTTCTGCCCAAATTTGCCGTAAAGGTTGTTCAACTGGAATTTATAATTGGTGCGCTCGGCGCTGTTGATGGCGTGCGTTTTGCCGTAGATGCCGCTATCTACGTAATCATCGAACATGCCCGTTTCGGCTTTGAAATAATAACATCCGAACCAACTATAAACGGTTATTTCGTATAACTCCTTGTAAAGTTCCCAATCAACCGACGATACCCACATAGTGACGGGTACACTCGATTTGTAAAGATACTCGCGGGGGTTGTAATGCCTATCATCTTTTATGATGATCGCGGGTATCGCTCCTTCTTTTATCTCAAAATCAAAAGTTACCCGACCTACCCATAAAGGGGCTGTTGGTCTTGTTTTTGGTTCTCCCAATTCAAAAACCGGTATGCCCCAGGGTAACGGCCTATAACGCATCATCGCGGGGTACATACTGTTGACATCTAATGAGATACCCGCGCCTACTACTTTATTTTGGTGTCTTGGGTTGACGAAAACAAAACCTCCGCGGTATGCCTGGCGTATATGCTCGTCTACGATCTTATTGAGCCTGGGAAACTTCTTTCTGAAATCATTCTCACCGCCGACCAGATCTTTATATAACGTCAAACAGTCGCTACCCGTCGTTAACTTCTCACCGAACTTCAAACGCTCCTGCATAGCATACGCCAGAATGAGAACGTCACGTTTAAGATAGTCGGCTTCCTCAGCGGTTAGTTCGTGCCCTGGCGGTCGGTATATGTTGTAGTCTATTTCGCCTTTTGACATTTCAAGACCGTACGCACTAGCAACCGCACGCAGCGGCATAGTGATCTTTTTATAACTATCGGCTAAAACAACCTCGCCCGATTCAAACCGAATGGTAACGCTGTAGAATTTGCCCATACGATCAATGAGCGTAGTGAATTCTCCAACGTTGGGCTGACCGTCTACCCACTTATACCCATGTTTCATGATGTAATCGAGCACAAACTTTGCGTCGAAACCTACATTATGCGCCCAATAGCGCCCGGGTTTGTTTTCAATGAAATCAATAAAACTATTGATGGATGTTCCTGATAAATAGGTATTTTCAGGATCGTCAACAGTTGCGTATCCCCACGCCCAAACAGGATTTAATCCGCATGTTTCTTCGGTTGTGTTGGTTTCAAAATCGAATACGTACTCGTTCATAGCGTGTAAGAACTGCGTATCTTCTTAGCCTGCTGCACTAACTCAATGATAAGCCCCTCATAGGTCGATAGGGTATCTTCGCTAGCCATAGCGCGACCTCGGATATAATCGTTCTGGTACAGATATGTGTTAGTTAGCTCCGTAAAATCGGTGTAATAGCGCAACCAGTCCATTTGCTCAAGTGTAAGATCAGCGACATATTCCGCACCCTCGGTATACCCATTATCAACCATACGCGACACGATACCCGCGCGCCAGTCCCTATAGCGCTTTTCATTTCGCTTCATGTTAATGATGCTGATAGCCTTACGTTGGCGTTCGGTCGCTCTTCGTATGGCTTCGTCACTGGCGAACCCCTCACGCATTATAACCGGCGTTAAGTCCTGAAAACGTGAGTGTAACGACTGGCCGCCCGCCAATATGTCGGCCTGCTGTTGTGGGTCGATCTCGTAGCGCTCGAAATCTAACGCAGATTCAAGATCGAGCGACGCATAAGTTTCTTCACGGGCTAGTTCTATCTGTTCTCGCACCGCCTGGCGCTCTATATTTGCTCGAGCTTCCGCTAGTCGATAGTCCCACACATCGGGCGCTGAAATAGCTACGTTGTTACGTTGGAGTATGTATTCGTCTGATTCGCCAGACAGTTCTATTTTATTTTCGCGCGAGTTAAAACGCTTAAGTTCGCGCGCGTATGCCATCTGTTCGCGTTTTGACATGCCCGCAACTTCAGCCATGGGTATAACGGGTACGACACTTGCGCCTATATTCGCGTTCACGATACCTTTTTTGCGCAAACGATATAACTTATTTCGTGCGTTCTTTTGTAGCTTTCTTATCTCTGTGATATAATCCATAGTTGCATACCTTCTAGTCCAGGAAAGCCACCTATTACGGGTGGCTTTCCTGCTTGAGTTAGCTATTTAATTATACCCTACATTTTGAGGAATTTATAGCTTTGCCCATTATTGGTTTGACGTTCTGAGACGATAACTACCTTAGGACTCGTCCAAGTGCTCGGCGCTCCAAAGGTCTTGATAAGCTCTTTAGCCGACTGATATATACCCGTAGACATGCTGTAATGAGCAGCCCCGGTTTCGTCGATGATGATCGTTGCGATACCTTCGCCCCCTTCATCGTACTTAGTAGATGGCTCGGTGAAAACGAAATCTACAACCGAAATAGGGGTATCCTGATAATCAGCTAGCGAATCAGCGCTATTCATAGCATTGAACAAGCGCACCTTATCCTCGTCGGTTGCGAGTGAAAAAGTTGCAACGTTTCCGTTAAGCAGTACTGCCTGGCGGATCATCTCATCAAAGTTAACGCGATCCTCTTTAGCGGCGATCGCATTTGCTTCTTGAAGTTTAACAAGTTCAGCAGCCATTTTTAATTCTCCTGTTCTACTGGCTTTGATACGCTGTAGAATTCACCCAGCGTACATGATCTTTTTTCTTTAACACATTCAAAATTTGCGATAATAAAATTATCGTTATCGAATGCTCGAGATACCGCGTTACGATACCTTGTTTCTGTCATCCGTTCAAAATACGTAACAGGTGTTTCAACCCCATCAGCGAATTTAATAGTAGCTTTACTGACCCACACATCCCGAACGACTAGATCACGCATACCCTCACCACCCTTCTATTTATAGCAGCCTGTTAGTTTATTCAGGTCGTTGACAACTCGGAAATCAATGACCCTGGGTAACTTATCAACATACGCGCCTAAGCACGTTTCGACAAGATACTTACGTTTATCGGCGCGCAACTTTAGTGCGTCGTTGTTAAAATCGTTGATGCAAAATTCTACAACTTTTTCAACGTTACCGCGATACGCCGCGCGTCTGGCGTTATCGAATTCAAGCGATACCATAGTGCCGATACCCCACGTAGCTTTCAGATTATGCGCGATATTCTGGCGAACGTTTACACCAATGATGATAAGCATCATCGATAACCCCGTGTATCCAGGTTATCAGCGCATCATCAAAAGGATAACCATAGTAGTCGATAACGTCATAACCAACGCCAACTATGCCGTTAGATTCCTTTATAAGCGCGCTGATCCGATTGATCAGATCAGCGCGCTTATCATCGAGTGTAAGACCGTCGGTTGTTGCTTTAAGCGTCGTGCGAAATTCTTCTTGGCCGACAGTAAAAATAACGCGGTAGGTAATCTTACGCATGTTAGAACTCCTTAATGATTCGTACAGACTTTAAGCGGTCAACGCCGACCATCAACGTAATAGCATTAACGATCAACACGGCACACCTGATTTTATCTTGTGTATCGCACCCCGTGAAAACCATAGTTATTTCACCTTCAAGTTGTTCACTAAGATGAGCTGCAATCGCCGTAGAATGCTCTAACTCGTACATCCCGTTGGATAAGGTAGAACCATTTTCAAAAGGTTGAATCGATATCACTACTGGAGTATTATTAGTACCACATGCAGCGAATAAAAAATGTGATTGATCGATGAATTTAGTATTTTCACATGGCTTGAACATTTTTATTCCTTCCTTCTAGCCTAAAAATAATTATAGTAGATAGTGAAATATTTGCAATAGAAAGTTGAAAAATTTTGAACGAAAAAAGAAAATACTATGATGTTCCTAAACTATGTAGTTACAACGCCGAAATAAACGGTGTGTTCGGTTCTCGATCTATCGGAAAAACCTACGGCCTGTTAAAGCAATGTATTCAAGACTGGCTAAAACGAGGTGAACAATTCGGTTACGTTAGACGATACCAATCGGAACTCGAAATAGTTCGCGACAATATCCTAGATGATGTCATGCAAGAATTCCCCGATTACGAAACTAAAAGGATCAAAAGTACCTACTACATTCGTAAGCGTGTCGTAGATGATAAAAAGCAAAATAAATGGCAAGTGATAGGTCACCTGTTCGCCGCGTCGAAACATGGCGATTATAAAGGCACGGCATACCCCTATATACGTAGGATCATATGGGACGAATACATTCGAGAGATAGGGGCTATTCCTGGCTACCTGCCTAACGACATGCAAGCGCTCTTTTCGATATATACCACGATCTCACGTTATAGAGAAAACGTTAGTATGTATCTGCTGGGTAATACGTGTAATTTGCTTATGCCACTATTTCTATTTCTCAACATCAATGAGGAGCCGAAAAGCGGCGTTACTCAATATCGAAAACGCGTTAATGTTGACGGTGAAATAAAGCAGGTTCGTTTCTTGATAGACTACGTTAAAGATGGTGAACTAATAGATCAGGTGAAAAAATCTACGTTCGGTGCACTCGTTTCGGGATCAGAAGAAGAACAAGTGATCATCAACGCGGAATTCTCAAATGGTGGAAAATTGTTTATAGAAAAGAAAACCGCTGTTTCAAAATTCCGTTATGGCTTCTCCTTCAAAAATAAACGCTATGGTGTTTGGTGCGATCTTAATGACGGTAAGTGGTATATTAACAAGAAAATACCTAGCGACGGTGTGATGTTCGCATTGACAGCTAAGGATATGCGGCCGAACCTAATGCTAATAGAACAGGCGACACCGTTTCTTAAAAATCTGCGCCGCCTGTATGGGTATGGTATGGTGTTCTTTGATTCGCCGAATACTAGAGAGGGATTTATAGATTTGATTAGGATGATTGGGCTTAGATGATGTTCTTTTCGTTTACGATCGTCGCGACAAAACCGCCGAACTTGATAAAAGTGCTTGGGTATTTGCGAGTTCCAAACGCGGGAGTGAATCCGTTACGTTCAAGACGCTCAATAGCTTCCGTTTTAGATGACCGGCATTTGCTGACGATCTGCGAAACAAAGTTACCATTGTTGTCGAATTTCTTAAAGATTACTCGATACATTCTAATCACTTCCTTAATCTTATACCTAAAGTATATCAAAAATATTTGCAACCGTCAAGCAAATATTTGTATAGCAGCGCCGTAAATATCTG